TCTCTAAACTGAAACCTTTTCTTTTTTAACCAAGAATTGATACCTTTAGTTAAACCACCTTTTTGACCAGTACCACTTCCATATTGAAACTTTGATAATGCCGCACTTGTTTCTGGGTATGTTGATGTTTTACCCTTTACACCTCTATCAACAAAAGCACCGTAATCTTCCATCAGAAAATCTAACAAAAAATCATCTTGGCTTTTCTCTATTTTATAGCTAACAGAATTATATAAATCACCCCCACCTTTTTTATCTTTGGTTAGGTTTGATTTAGATTGCTGTACAACATACTTCGCATACTTAGTTACTATTTCATCTACGTTTTTAAACTTCATTAGCAAATGTATATATCGTTGTAAATTAATATAGTTATATCTGCTGTCCACCCAGCAAGTTCATTTTCAAATCTATCACTAAACGGTGATAATGTAGGGTCTCCATCTAATTGATACATATCTGTATGCAATGAACCCATCCTTAACTTCTGTATTAGCTTGTTTAAGACCAATAGCTGCGTGTTTAGAATATCTTGTTCATTATCGTTACCAGTAAATCTATCTGTCGTTATATCCTTTGATTGGTCTACAATATCACAAGCTAGGATGCTTATGTTAAACCTCAACACTTGTTCTTCTGCTGTAACACTATTTACAATCATATGTGCTAATGGAAATATGTCTTGCTTGTTTAGGTTTACTTTGCTTATATCACCAATAGAAACTGTATTGGTAAATTCAGTACCTCTTAATTGTTCTTCTATTGTTGAGGTTAATTGATAATACCCTCTTATACCTTGTTGGCTCATTTGAAATTTTGTTTAATTCTTTTAGCTTCTACTTCTGCTTTGTCTTTCATAAATGATAGCATCATAAAACATTCGTGTACTCCTAGTTTAGTGATATCTTCAAATCGTGTAATGTCTCCTTGAGCAAGTCCGTAAATTGAGTTATACCAACCCCATTTGGTTGAGAATTGAGATACTGCGTCAAGGCTTGTGTTTGCTCCTTGTCCAAATAATTCATCATAGTTTTCGACAAGTCTAGTCCTAAATTCCACAAAAAAAAAATTGATGATAATACTGCATCCATAGGCATATCTAAAATCTCTGCATCTCTACCTACTTTGTATTCTTCTATTGTGTATTTGTCTTTTAATTTGTTTACTACTGGTCTATATAAAACTGCCATTGCTTTTTCTATGTTTTCCCAATCACCAATAAAAGTATCCAAGTCTATGTACTCACCTAAAGTTAAATCATCAAGCTGTGGATGAAAACCATACTCCTTGTTGTTTAGTTTAAACTTTGTAACTAGGTTAGGCTTTTGCTCAAACATTTCTGTAAGTGTATTTACAATGTACTCACTATCATTAAATTTAATCTGCATTACATCCTCCAGCTTTACCTTGCAAAATATTTCTATAATCTTTGCACTTAAAAAGTTTTCATCATCTTGGCTTTTCTGTATTTTAAGAAAGTGCTTATACTGCCTTAAAGTAATTTCACTTAAATCAGTTGGTATGGTAATATCAAGTTTCATATTTATATAACGTTTTTAAAATGGTTTTTTATAGTAAGGTAAATATAATAAAAAAAGGTACACCATTTCTGATGCACCTTTTAAACAAAACTAACTCAACTTAACTAAATCATACTTGCTTCGTGACAAGTGCCACTACACACACCCTCGTGGTCTATATCTGCACCACATTCTGTGCATTCATACTCTGGGTAATCTGGGGGGCTATACCAATCCATAATATTCTGTTTTTAATTTACCATTAAGGTAATGTTCTACAATTACACCAGTTGATAAAGGTACTACCTTGTATGGTCTGATGCTTCTTTTAATTAGGAATTTATCTATTATCTGTTTCATATCTATTCTTCTATTTCGTTAAATACTGCGTGTTCTAAACAATCACTACATAATTCATCACTTAAATAAGATGCTTCTGCACCACAACAATTACTATACATTTGTTAGGCTTTTAATTAACTGTAATGCTTGGTCTGTTGTCAAGTGTCCATTTGTGTGTAGGTTTTGAATTGCTAATAGTGTTTTGTTGTCTAAAGTTTTCATATCTGTTTTGTTTTAGTTAATTAATATGAAGCAAATATACAAATAAATAACATACCAACAAAATATTTAATAACTTTTTTTAGTGTAAAGCATATTTACCAAAGTTTGGACGGCTTAATATTGAGTAAGTTGCATAACGGCAAGGGTCAATAATATGGTTATTTTTATCTTCTGGTGTATTTATGAGCATACCACCTTTATCTTCTTTCCATTTATAATTCCTAAACTCACTTATTGCATTTGTTGAGGTTGATAGTATATGTATCTTGTATCTTTTAAGTAAATCAATACCAGCATTCACACTATCCTTACCTTTTATGCTTGAAAATATATTGTTACCCATTGCACGTAGTTCTGATATTAATCTTGGTTCTGCACTATCTGCATAGATAGGTTTGCTTGTTAGGTTTAACTCTTTAAGGAAGTTATTTATATCGCTTGTAGTCATTTGCGTTCTGTACAAGTGTTCTTGTATATATAGATTATGCCCTTGATTATAAACAGCAACAAAAGTTGTAGGGTCATTAGTGTACCCAAAATCCATTCCATATGCAATTAGTTCTGCTGCTTGTGGTATCTGGTTAACCTCAACATACTTAAATATAGTGCTTCTACTGGCTGCACGTTCACCCAACCCATATATCTGCCAATATTGCTCATCTGTATCTCTAAGGCGTTCTATTTCCTTTCTAATTGATGCTTCAATAAAAGGGTTATCAAGGTAAGTGGTTTTATAAAACACACAATCATCTCTTGGTATTAATTTGTCATATATCCAATGGTATTCATCTGATGGGTTAAAATCAAGTATAACCCTATCTTGTGTTCTAAACAACAACTGCTGCATATCTTCAAAGTAAAGTTCATTGCCCTCATTAACAAATAGCAAGTCACGTTTCCTACCTCTAATCTTTTGTGGCTGGTCTAAAGATATAAATTCAACAAGGTTACCAAATAGGTGATATTCTGAATTAGACTTGTTATGGTATTGCTCACTATAACATTTATACTTTTGTAGTATAGCCATAAAATCCCTCATTACCGTTGCTCTTAAACTAGGAAATGATTTACGGCATATAGTTATTATCTTGTCATTGTTGTTTGCACAATAATTAAATATAACCCATAGAAGTATATTGTATGTTTTACCAGACCTTGTACCACCTTGTTCAACTACAATCTTTTTATCTGTATTGGCTAAATGCTTATAGACAATATTAGTCTGTATCTTCGGTTTTATCAATTATCTCTATTTGAAAATTAGTTGGCATTCCATCTGCACCAGTTATTTCTTGACGTTCAATATAACCCCTTTTCTTACCCTTTGTCTTTAAGTAGAATATAGTTGCTGCTGTTGAGTTTTCAGATATTTGTTTGTGCAACTGGCTTTCTGCAAAGTCTAGTGCTACGTTTTCAATATCTCTTACTTCAATGGCAAATGCTTCATCTTCTTTAAGCCACTTATAGTAAGTGCTTCTAGGTATATCTGCTTTCTTACAAGCTACCGTAACAACTCCTAAACTCTGCTCTAGTGCTTTTAATAGGCTTTCCTTTTTTATGTGTCTACTTTCGTTCATATTTTTTTTATTTCATTTCAAATGATGCTGTAATTCTGTTTTTAGAATTTGAAGTTGATTTACTATTTTTTCCGTGTAACAAACCACTTCCACCACCTTTTAATCTTCCAAAATTTTTACACATCCATTTATTAGATTTTTTTAAAGCATATATCAAGCTTGGAGCAGATGTCACAATACTATACCTATAATTTTCATTTTTATATATTTTTCCAATTTCATTTAAAAACTTTATACCAAAACCAGCTCCTTGATAATCTGGTAATATTACCAATCTGTGAACTTTTTTAATATTTTTAACGTGTGGATGAGGTAAATGTAAAACACTTAAAAATCCAGCTATTTCATTATTTATAGTTGCTAAATAAACGTGTGCTGCATTATTATGAGTATGATTTAAATAGTGATGTTTAGCAAACATTTTCCAAATTGATTTATCTTTTGCTTTGTATATGTTAAATTTAATTTCTGGTCTATTTTTTTTTTGCCCTTCAAAAGAATGAAAGGTCATAGTATCAGTATTAAAAACCCAATCTGGCATTAACCATTCTTCTACATCATAATGACAACCAACTGCTATAAATTTTTTATCACTTTTCCTTATTGCTTTTTGTATTGCAAAACTTCCTATTTTAGCAACATTCCTATCTAAAACACTAGTAAATTCATCAAAAACAATCATTTTATTTTTTTCTAATATAGACCTTGCTAAATCACATCTCATTTTTTCTCCATTTGACAAAACAGAATAAGGCTTTAACCAACTTGGTGGACTTGAAAAACCAACAGAATTAAAAGCATTTGTTATATCTGAAACGGAACACCATTTTGGCATATCATCTAAAATAGATTTATTTTTATATTCAAATTTAGTAATATATGAATTTTTAAATAATTGTTTTGCTATTGTTGTTTTGCCACTACCACTTTTACCTACAATCAAACCTATTTTCCAATTATTAGACAAATCTATTTGTCCTTTAAAATGCTCTGTTGTTTCATTAGATTGTAAATCAAATTTTCCTATAATTGATGAAACTCTAAAAGTTAAATCAGTTTTATTTGTTTTTATAATGTCAAAATTCTGCATATATAGCCTTTAGTTGTTAATTCATTAAACAATTTTTCTTGTTCTATTTCATTTTCTAATTCAATTTCTATTCTAAAAGAATTTTCTATAGTATCAGATATATCTTTTGGTTCACTTTCTTTTTCTTCAAATGGAAAACCATCTAAACCCCAATTTTCTAATTGTTCAACATTCCATTCATTGCCTAAAATATCCCAATCCCATTCACCAAAACCCACATTGTCTTTTACAATAAATTCTCTTTGTTGCTGTTCTGTAAGTTCATCAGCTTTTAAAATATACACTTCTTTTAAACCAGCCTCTTTACAAGCCTTTAATCTCATATTGCCACCTAGCACAACCATATCCTTGTTCACTACAATAGGGCGCAGCTTAAGCATCTCTGGGAAGTCTTGTATTGACTTAACCAATTTTTTAAATTTATAGTCTTTTATGAAACGTGGGTTATTTTCATTTGGTACTACTTTACTTATTTTTACTTTTTCCATATCTATATAACGTATTTAATTTATTTATTTAATTTCATTTAAAAGGTAATCAGAAATACAATCGTATTCGCTTCTTACATCTACATTATAATTTGAATTTATAAATGAATTTTTATGTTGTAAAACTTCACCGTAAATTAAATCATATGCAAGTTCTTGATATTGTGTTTTGTTGTTCTCAATATGGTTCATAAATAATTGAGAAAATAAAAAGGTTTGATAATTCATATTTATTTATTTAGCTTTAATTTTAACAGTCTTTCTCTTATAGCTTTTCTTTCTTTACCCTTTGGTAATTTGTCTAATAGTTGTTGTAGCTTTTGTATTATTTTCTTGCTCATAGCTTTTCTATTTCGTTTAATACTTCTTGATAGTATTCTATGTTGTTAGATGGTTTTATTATTTCGTTTTCAAGTATAAGGTTTATATGTAGTTTAGCACATTTCTTTGCTTCTGTGCTTGTTGTTGTTTCTACATAAAATGCTTTTGCTAATTGATATGCTTTCTCTTTTGGTGTTTGCATAAATAGCCATTCTTTTTTTATCATATTATCATAATTAAAGGAAATAAACATAATATAACTATTGCCCAATATACTTTCCAGAATTTAGATTTTACATAGTA